TTGGTTAATGTCTCTACCTTCCAGATCAACATTATACGCCCACAAATCTAAGTCTGTGTTTGTTTCGTCTAGCTGAAGGGGTATATCAAACACCTTGCCTGACAAATCTTCTATCGTTTTTCCTACGCCATCAAATAGCCAAGTTGATGCGCGTCGAGCATCGTAATCATCTTCTGTTTCTTGCGGAAACTTTGGTAAGTAGCGTTCGCCTAACATGCGCATATGTTCGCCGCCATCCATCAAGTCACGACAAGGCGCGGAAAGTTGCAGCATATATTCTATTTCTTTTGACCGTTTGGCTACTGAATTACTCATATTCTAATCACCATCTTTCCAGCGGCTTGTGCCTTAATTAAGGGTGCTATCGCATAACGTATTGCATCAGGGGCATGGTTGTTAGCATCGATAACATCAGGTAGAATGTCACCAGATAACTTATCTGTCTTGTGGCTATACATTCTGAAGTCATCAATAGCACCTTTGCAACTTGGGTGGATTATGACAGATTTGAAGCCGCGAATAAAGCGTATTCCCTCATTTACACTGTTGGGCCACTTTTTGACCCCTTCCATGCGTGGGAAACCATGACGTTGTAGGTATGATATGGTTTTAGGTTCTGCGCTATCTGCACGGCACGTATAGCGGTCAAAGTCTGGTATACTTTGCGTGATGAATGTGTGCGTATCGTCTATTTCGATACCTACGCCATAGGCTTCTTTCTCGACAAATAGCGTTTCATCGTAGACCCAACACTTAATCGCTACTAACGGGTCTGGCCTAAATCCAAAATCTACGCCCAGATATGGCCCATCGAACCCGTCATGTGGTTCAAATTCATCGACCCGCCACTTACCATAAAACACTTGGCTTTCACTTACGCTTTCATAATCGCCTAGCCAAACGTGATTATATCGGTCTGGATCACGCGCTAGGGCTGCTTCTGCTAGTTCGATCATAGCTTTCGGCACAAACGGGTTATCTGTGTAGTTAACATGCACCAGATGCGCCATGCTGTTTTCACGAAATAGCTTTTCTACCGCGTCATCTTCTTTGCGTGGGTTCCAGCTAAACCATAATTCCGCGCCATCTTTACGCATCGTCGGATCAAGTAATTCAATCGATCTAGCCGAAAGGCTTTGCGCTTCTTCACAGAATGCTACGTCGAACCCTTCTAATGATTTAATACTATCTGCCGTGTGGTCTTGCATACCCTGAAAGATGATTAAGCCGCTGCCGCCGTTCCTGTGTATCTCGGTAGCCTGAACATCGAACATGTGGCTAACGCCCAGCGCTTGTATTTTATCTTCTATTAGCTGTTTCGCGGAAAACTTCAGTGAACGCTGTATTTCACGAATGCAAACAATACGGCTATCAGGGTTCATAATTAGCCGTTCTACTACGCTTTCTGCAAAGAAGTGTGATTTACCAGATGCGCGACCACCTTTTGCACCCAAATATCTTTTATCTGATTGCAGAAGGGGCAAAGCCCAGCGCGGCGTTTTAATCTGTAGTGTCAACAATCACCCGTTCTATTTTAGTCGGTGTCATAGAACCATCAGGGCTAGTATGTTCAGTACGGTTTGTTTCTTTCCAGCCCATCTGTGTTTTCATAAAGAAGATTATAGCGGTTAAGTCACCATCTTCGATTTTGTCCATGAGTTTGTCGGCAACTATATCGAACCTATTAGCCTTGCCCCTTTTATAGTGTTCCATAACCCTTTCGTCACGTTCACATATTCTATAGAAGGTTGTTCGAGATATACCCATGAAATCAGATACTTGTTCGACTGTGAATTTCCCAGCCAACTTTTCGATCTGCAACAATTCGTTGTCACTAAATGTTCTTGGTTCTGCTGGCATTTTGTGCCTCATAACTATAGCTATACTATATATAGCAAAGAATAACCCCTATGCAAAGATAGGGGCCATCCAGTGTAGGGAGGGTTAAAATGAAACCATATGAACGTCGATTTCAAAATAACCATATCACAGTTTATGGCTTTTTCCTATAGGCCATTGCTTCACGATATGGATAGGTTTCTTCTTCTGTTACCAAGCCCAACGAAATAAGCTGTTCACCTAGTTTGCCAAATATATATTTTTCGTCTACCCCTTCACCAGCTTTAATGCGCTTTGCATTAATCTTTAGCGGGTCTGGTTTCCATTCGGCTTCGCCAGTTAGGTCTTTAAATTCTGGACGCTTGGGCGCGATTTCTTTGGCGGCTTTACTTATTTCTTTAACCGTGGGCCATGATCTAGTTTCCAGATTGGTTAATACCTGTTCTTCAAACGTATCGAACCATTCTGTGTAATTACGTGTAGGTGCAAGCTGCCGAACCTTTTTGCATAGAAACTCTACTTCGTCTTTCATTGCTTGCCCATTGTTCTGCACTGCCCGTGGCGCGTTTAGCCGTGCCAGCATCTTTTTAGTCATCGTATCTAGTTGATCGTCACGCATCGTAATTTAGCCCTAACTCTTTTAACACTTCTAGCTGTAGATTAGTTGATTGATTGCTTACTGTTGAAGAATATTCATCTTCCCAGCGTTCCTGATTTAACCATGTGGTTGCGTTCATTACGAACCCTTTTTTCACATTGTCACTTTTCACGTAGTTTTTTAGCCCATCCATGATTTTAGCGTGTGAATGCTTCTTAGCTGCTTTTAGGTATTTTGCTTGCGCTGGTTTCTTTCCATGCTTCTTTGGGTACAGCTTCCAAAATTCATCAAAGTTATAGTTATCCAAAGATTTAGTTAATAAGGATGGTTCTAAGGGTGGTTCTATGGATGGTTTGGGTGAACGTGGTTCAGGGGTAGGGGTGAACGTGGTGCAGGGGTACACCTGAACGTCATTCAGGGGTGAAGCTGCTTCAGGGGTGCTTCTGGTGCTTTCTAGGGACGCTACAACAGACAGGTTAAACGAATAATCGACTGTGTAACCGTTGCTGCATTTGCGCTGCCCAGCTTCCACGATAACGCCCATTAATAGCATTTCTTTAATATTGCTACGAACCGCCCGATCTGACATTTCCAGATCATTTGCCATATTGGCTTTGCTTGTCCAGATGCCCGTACCATCGTCACTGGCCTTGTCTGCCATATACATCAGAATGGCTTTCTTAGTAGGTGAACCAATCTTTTTTGTTTGTATTAAAGACGATATTTTGTTACTCATAATTATGCCTTTCTTTGGAAGGTGATGCTATAATTTCTGCCTGTATGAAACATAATAGCAAAACTCGCTTGATTGCAGAACCCCTGACCCTTAACGGTTGGGGGTTTTTTCATCGCTGTAGATAGTCCGATAGCTTTTCAGCGGTTTCATATTTCACATTACAATCGCCTTGCTGGATTTTATACAGTGTTGGCTTTGTAATGCCCGAACCTTCCGCAACTTTAGCTATTGCGCGGTCTTGCAGCATTTGCGACATGACCGACATTCGTAGTATTGTCTTATTATCCATTTGTTAACCTCGTTTTCACATAAGATAATTTTTCTTTACACTATGTAAAATAGCGTGTAAATCTGATTTTGCAATCAAGAAAGGTTTTATCATGGATAATAAATACGGGCATAAACACCCAACACCCGCGACAATAAGAATGTTTATTTCACGGGCAATAGCAGACGAAACCGCAAAAAATATACGCGAAGATACTGCTATGACTTTTTCAGCAATCGCGTCATCAATAGTTGATGAAGCTATTAGCAAGGCTTGCGAAGAATTTGATAAAGATGGCGTATATGCTGGTTTAGATAAATTCGCACCGATAAAGCCGCATCACGCATTAGAACTACGAACGATGCGACATAGAAAAAAACTATCACAACGTCAGCTTGCCGATTTGACGGGTGTAGGGCAATCAGTCATTAGCCGATTAGAAGCTGGCAAAACCTCTGATATTGGCTATGACAAAATGCAAACAATTTTAGATGTATTGAATGGGTGAAAAAATGGCTAAAGAAATACCGACAAAACTAAAAGAACTGCTAAAAGAGATTGGCTTAACAGAACGCCAAGCGACATGGGACTGCCACGGTACACCTGTTGTATTGCACAAAGCGCTGGAAAAAATAGCGGCTGCAAAAGGCATAGTGTTTGAACCGCCTACGATTATAGAAAGTAGCGCCGAAAAGAAAATAGCCGTTATATGCGTTACTGGTCACATGGGCGAAGCTACAGAATGGTCTATTGGTGAAGCTGCGCCATACAACAACAAGAACGGCTACCCCTATGCAATGGCAGAAAAACGCGCAAAAGATCGCGTTATA